ATCGCAGAGAAGATACGAATATCCAACAGATCTTCAATCACTTCACGACGATTAGATGTTGTTAATTGCATAAAGGGCACAAAAGTACTACTACCCAGAATTACCACTTGAGTAAAAGATTTATAATTTACCTTAAGAATATTTTCTTCCAGAATGCGTTGATTGGCACGATCATCTGCTTCTCTGTGAAGTGCAGTTCCATTAACTTCAATATCAAAAACATTTGGTTTAATACCACGACGAACCAAATAGTCACGACTATTTACAGAAAACTCAATCTCAACTAAACACCCTCTTTCATTTGTAGCATTTACAAGTTGAGGTTTATTAATCTTACGAAAAGGTTTATTGAATAAAACAAACGTAAGAGCATCAAGCATCGTAGATTTACCAGCACCATTCGTGCCAATAATCAAATTAGTATGATGTTGTTGAAAATCAATCTCTGTAAATTGATCACCAGATGAGAGAAAGTTCTTATATCTAATCTTTTTGAACGTTATCATTTTTAGGAGGAATCACAATGTCATTAGGGGTAATAATCGCATACTTATAAGAATGATACTTACAAGTTTTTATCGCAAGTTCATCATCAACTTCTACAATATCCATCTCCGCATCTTCTTGATCCTCTAGCATCATAGCATATCTTTCGGCATCATCTTCCTCTTCAAACAAAAAAAGCACTTTATGTCCGTACCTATCTTGGACGGCATATGCACCGTCATCTTTATTGTCTTTAAGAGTGAGAAGAAACATTTATTCTACTTCGCAAGCTTGTCGATACAAATCTTGAAAGATACCTTTAATAATGCTTTTATCAAGTTCAAACTCAGATTCATCAATATAACGATTTAGAATAGAAAGTGTATTTTCTTCTTCATCAATCTCAAAATCTTCAGATTCCTGAATCTCAAAGTTCTCAATAATTTTAAGATCTTGGACTCCTACAGAGTAAAGTTTATCAATGAACTTTTCAAAATCTTTTGGTTTTGTTTTTTTACGAACAATCACCTTTACAATCTTGTTTTCATACTCAGAAGCATTAAAGAGTTTGTAATTGGTATCCTCATAATAGATATTATAAAATAATTTATAAGGATTATTGATTGGAGTATGAGTGAGGGTTTCAGTATCAAAGATATGAAAACCACGAGTATCATTCACATCAGTCCAATACATCTCATAAGGATTACCTAAGTAGAAGACTGTTCCATTATCTGATCTTGTATGGTAGTGACCTGAAAAGACTTTAGTGAACTTCTCAAATAACTTGCTTTCCAAACCATCTTCCATGATGATTTGTCGATTAACTCTAAATCCCGAGAGTTCAAGGTGCCCCATCGACACACGGCAATTTGTCTTTTTAATAGTTTCGATAGATACTTTCTCATTATCAGCATTAATCCAAGGTAAAAATAAAATGTCCAGTCCACCGACATTTACTTCGGTAGGTTCATTATATACAGAAATATTATTATAGTCAGATAGAAGCAAACCTGGAGAATTAACTTCATTAGTGTTTTTAAAATATGTATCATGGTTTCCCACAATCATATGCACTTTGTAATCTTTGAGTCGGTCAAACACAACTCTCTTTGCCCACTGAAGACTTTGATAGTCAATCGACTTGCGACTATCAAAAGCATCTCCCATATGAATGACTGCTTCTACTCCATGCTCTTCTAAAGCAGGAAAAAATACATTATCATAGAACTTCTCAAAATAATCATGTAGATGCTTGGAACCTTTCCTTGCCCCATAGTGAGTGTCACAAATTAAACCAACCTTCACTTTTGATGTCTCCTGCTATTTTCTTGTGCGGTTTTCATAAGATGTTCTTCGTGAGTAATAATTTGGAGATTATTTGGATGGTGCAGTCCACCCTCACACAATGGAATTATGTGGTCTACATCATACTGCATCCCAGTAGTAAAAGTCAAGTGCTGTGCTTCCTGATATATGTCCTGAATTTGACGAAGTTCTTCTTCAGTAATTTCTATTGACATTCCTTGTTTTAATCTAGCAAATCTTCTTCTTTGCTTTTCACAATTTACTGCTTTACCTCTTTCAGATTTAGCATATTTTCTTTTAATAGAATTAACTAGTTCTCTATTATTTTCATAATATTGTTGCTTTTTCTCCTTCGTCCTATAAGGTTTCATTAACTCCTCATTATTGAGTTTTTCTAAACCTCTAGATATAGCACAAGGAGCGCAGTTATAACTACTGACATATTTTTCATAATTACCACAGTGCTTACAGGCAGTAGAACCAATATAAGTTTTTTTACCTTCTTTTATTGCCTGTAATCTATTTTGTCTTCCAACTCCACTATATTGATTGGGCATAGTGCTCCGTAATGTTATATTTATTTATACACTATGGAGCACTTTATCGGTTCTTATATTGGATATTATCTTTAATGGAATTATACTCTGAACTGTGTCCAGAAAGCAAGCTGTCGTCAACCATCATCACCTCATCAAAACCAGTCTTCTCAATAATCTTAGTCTTAATATCAAGTTGCTTCTTCTCCTTCTGAATGCGTCTCAGGAAGGCATAGTGAATAATCTGAGTAAAGTATGCAAAGGGGTTCTTTGACTTCTCTGGGTCAAAGTTATGAATGTACTGGACACAATTCTCAATCCCATCAGAAATCATATCTTCACGAAACATATAGTTCACAAAGTTTGGTTTATATGAGAGGTGTGTTGCAATCTTTAGAAAACACTCACCAAGATAGTTCGGAATAGGTGGTTTACCTTCCCATTGCTTTCCTCTCTCTTGCTTCGGCAACTCAGTAAGGTCTCTATTGAAAGTCTTTTTGTATGATACTTCTACCCTTGCACGGTAGTTGATCATTGCCTCTAACAACTCTTTATTGTTTACATAATGTTCTGATTTCTTTTTGGGCATAAGTCATTACTCGTTAATACTATAAGTTATGTTTATTATAGCACACTTTTAGGGCTTGACAACATAGTGAATTATGAGTAGAATACCTTTGTTAGGTTTGAAGATGAGGCTTTAGCTTTCTTTAGTATCTTTAAGATTATAAAGATTTTCTAGAGACTTACGTGCTTCTTCTACTGAAGATATATATCCCATCTTCGATGATGGTTGAACTCTACCTGATGGTGTATGAACTTCAATAGAATCATCATCTTGAATATAACTGTTATAAACTTCTATAAGTCTTTCGTCTTTAGTTTCAGTCATAGTAATAATTTTATCAGGTCTTACAATAAAGAAATCATCTTCTGATAATTCCATCCATGATTTCACTTTAATATGCATACCCTGAGGAGTTTCAATCATTTTCATAGTAATAGGATTTTGAAGTATTACTAAAGGATCACCATTATTTTCATCAATAGAAATCAAAGAAAGTATTTCTTCACCAGATACAAGTTTTATAATAGAGTAAAATTCTTCTTCCATTAGTTCTTTAGTGGTATATTTACGATATCATAATTAAAATTTTCTTCGTTATAAACTTTAATTCTTTCGATTAGATGATTAAGTGTGTAGTTTCTCCTGGACTTGTAGGAAATGTCGTCAGCAATGTCATAGAGAGTTGCCTTTGTTTTGTTATTGCCTTTCCTAAGGACGCGTCCAATAGACTGGAGATTCCGAATTCTAGATTTGGATGGAGAAGCAAAAATAACATTATGGAGATTTTTAATGTTGATACCTGTACTGAAAGTTCCATATGAAGCAATGATAATTGCGTTGTTTTCTTTTTCAGTAATCTCCCTGACTAGTTCTCTATCTTTTGTGTCCACTCCACCATGAACGAAAAACACCTGACGTTCATCAATCGTGGAATTATTTATCAAATCATAGAGTGGTTGTCCGTGTCCTTCAACTCTTGCAAAGAGTATCAAAGTATTGCCCTTAAGATCTAATGCAAGATTGCGAATGAATTTATTTCTACGTTCATGATTAATAATATATTGAACTTCATCCTCAAACGTTTCAAACTTATGTGCTGGGTGCTTCAGTAGAAGTACATTAATGTCCAATTTGGCTACGTGTCCCTTCTTCATTAATTCTTCTGTACGAATAATTTTATATGAAGGACCGAATAAACCTTCCAACACCCACTTATGAGTTTGTGTGCCATCAAGTGTTCCGGTAAATCCAAACCGATACTTGCAATCAGCAAGCTTAGACATTATAGATATTAATGACTTACTTTTAAACTGGTGTGCTTCATCTCCAACAACCACATTAAATCTTGAAAAGTATTTGCGAGGGAGTTTATAGATGGACTGCCAGGTAGTGATGATTACCTGAGAATCTGTTTCTCTTTCACGTCCCGCATAAATCTTGTGGCAATATGAACCTACGTCCCAACCATAGTCTGCAAAGTCTTTATACATCTGTTCTACTAGGGAAGTCGTCGGAACGACTATCAGAATATTTTGTTGCTTCTCAACGTAATATCTCACAAGAGAGTATATCATCAGAGACTTTCCAGAAGCAGTTGGGGATATCAACAACTTTCTATTATGTTTTAGGGCGTCGTATACTCCCTCTACTTGGTAATCACGGGGAGAATACTTGCAAATAGCATTCATATAATCTTTTACACCTTCCTTTGAGATAAAATCATTCGTCTCAAATGGAAGACCATAAAATTTATTATCTACAAACTCATAAGTATATCCATGATCATCGCAGAACTTTGTAAGTTTATCCAATAACCCAACATATATCTCTCCAGTTTGAGTATTGAATAAATGAATTTTTCCGTCCCAATGTCTACTACGATACTGAGGCATAAACTTTGCGCCTGGTACATCAAAGGTAAATTGATCTGCTAACTCGTAGTAGACGTGAGGTTCTGCTTTTACCTGAAGATATACTTCATTCTTTTTTGAAATAATCAAATGAGACATAATCCATAGGATTCACCTATAGGTATTTAGTCTTCACCATTAAACTTAAAATCTAATACTGCCTTATATAATTCCGTCTTTAAGTAATTGAGATGCTCCTGCTCATAAGGATGTCTGGATGGATGTCCTTCCCAAGTCTCAATTCTTTTACATACGCAATGATATAAAAGATGTATATCTTCTATACCAAAATCTAAAACAAAAGGTGATTCTTTATCATCCATTAGTTGTATCCTGCTTGGAATTTGTTCCAATCAATTGCATTCTTAATTTGAAAAGTTCTATTTGAAACTGTTTTGATAATTTCCTCTAAAAACTTAAGTTCAACATCATAGTAACGAATTTTGAGATCTACTTTATTTAACTTCTCATCGGCATCCAGATACCTCTGTAATGCTTCTTTATCTCTAACTTTATATGGGAAGGGATCTTCAACATAAACCTCTGCTGGTGCCTTTCCAGTATAATAGTTATATCTTTCCAGTCTAACTCTGTTATAAGACTCTCGTGCTTTTTCTCTCAACAATGTGATGGTATTATAGAGAGTATAATACTTTGAATGAAGTTGAGGAATTTTTAAAGATTCATCATGTAGATTATCAGGGTCGATTTGAGAATCTCTTTCCCACATCTCCTGAATTTGATCAAGATTCATAAGGGTGTTCTATTATCAGATGCTAGTACATTGTAGATAGTATACTTGAAAGTGACCTCTGCTGTAAAGTAGTTTATATCAGAATCACTTGCCTCAAATTCTAAAGATGTTAAGTAAATTGGAAATAAATCTTTAAATTTTACAATAGCAACATCTCTGAAATTGCTATTTAAGATGTGAAGACTTCCATCACTAAATTGATAGTTTAAATTTCTTACTCCATTATCATCAGTTATTAAATCTCTAAATTGCTGAGTAGTTTCTGGAAATCCTAGACCAGTCAACCAATTGTGAACTGCCATATAATTTTCCATGTTCTCATCAACTAAAAATCTTAAAGAAAAATCACCATAATTTAACTTGTCTCCAGGAACATCCAAATCCTTGAGATAGTTTGGTTGAACTGCAGAACCTAAACTAATTTCGGGTATTCTTGCAGAATTGCAGAAAAAAGAAATTTTTGGATCTTTTGATAATGTAAACTTAAAACCAACCGGAGATAAAAAGTTTCTATTGTTTATTTGGTTGGGAAAATTGCAAGCCATTTTTTATTTTTATTTAGATAAAAAAAGAGGGTTCCGAAGAACCCTCTGAGAAGTGAATGCCCGAAGGCTGATATCACATGAGGTTTTGAACCTTGACTCTTCTGTAGTAACGGTTGTCGTTGGTACGGAGACCACCAGTGTCTGCTCCACCAGCAGCACTTGCAAATGGGTTTGCAGCCATACCATAACGAGTCTTGAACCCGATTTTTGGTTGGAAGGTGTTCTCACCGACGGCACGAACCATCTGGAGAGGAACATATGGGCAATAGAACAGACCTGCGTCATAAGGTGAAGTGCCCTTATAACCAGCAACGTAATACTGATCACCAGAGATGTTTGCAGAATATGGATCGATGTATACACGATACTTACCTGCAAGTACACCTGCGAAGGTGTTACCGGTGTCATCAACGTTCAGGTTTGCGTTGAGTGCTGGGGTGTAATCAAGTACACCAGCCATGGTCAGTGCGGAAGCAACGTCTGCGGAGCAGAGGATCATGTTGCCCTTTCCTCTACGAGTCTCTTGTGCGATTGCGTTAGCATCACGCTCGATTTGGAAAATCAGACCCTTGAACTTCTCAACAGACCAACGACCGTTGGAGTCAACATCGAGGTCGAAAGTACCAGGAGTTGCAACGTTTGCTTGAGCACCAGGACGTGCTACCTTGTAGATAGTTCTGATGACTTCACGGTTGATTTCGGCAAGAATCTCAGTTGAGAGAATGTTTGCCAATTCTGCTTCTGCATTCAGACCGTGGATTGCCTTGAGGTCCTGTGCGAGTTCTAATGAGTACTCAGCTTTCAGTGCTCTTGACTTTGCAGTAACGGTGACTTTCTCGATCGAGAATGCCATCTCGTTGAAGTCAGTGCCTGCACCATCACCCAGTGCTTCAGACTGAGCAGTGGACATACCCTGACCGACGTTATAGACGGTTCCATCTTGTCCAGCAGATGGAGGATTTGTTGGATCAAGGAGAGCTGGGTTATTTGGGCTAGAACCTCCTTGTGCAGTTGTACCTAAACCAACTGCAATACCTTCTGAATTGGGGGTATACTTGCCACCGTCAAGTCCACTGTTGGAGAATGCGGTATCTGCTTCGTTGAACAGTGCCTCTTCACCAGACTGGTTGGTGTAACGTGAACGCATTGCGAAGATAAGTCCGGTAGGACCGTTCATTGGTTGAACACCTGCCAGGTCATATGCGACCAGGTTAGGCATTGCACGACGAATCAGGGAGATCAGAACGGGATCGAAACCTGCTTGATTTCCACCATCAGAACTAGAACCAACGTAACCTATGTTACCTGATCCGTTTGCAATTGATGAGGTTGGAGCTTCGGAGAGGAATGCTCTCTCTTCCTGAAGCATTTTTTCTTGGTTCTCCAGAAGAACTGCGGTAACCATTCTACGGTGTGCATCTTGGATGCCACCGAGACCCTCATGGTTGAGGATAGGTGCCCACTTCTCCTGAAGGTATTCAGCATTGAAACCTTGCATTTGAATTTACCTTGTTAAAAATTTTTAGTTTGATTTATGATTAAAAAATCACTTTTGCGAAACTCTGGTCAGAGTGTTCAAGTACGATTCCATTAAACCAGTTACTGGTTGACTAGAAACTTCTGAACTCTCAGAAATATTCTCTGACTGGTCTCTTTGAGATCCAGCATTCTCTGGGAAGTATGACTTACGCAGAGTTACCAGTTTCTCACGATATGTATCTTCACTATCAAACTCAACATTTTCTGCAAGAGAAGCGAGTTTATCCTTTTGTGAAAGTGCAAGACCTTCACAAACCTCGGAGAAGATTACATCAGCAACCGACTCAGCTAATCTTTGTTTGAGAGCAATATTAGTTTTAATTTGCTCGTTGAGTTTATCTTCCATCTCATCTAATTTTTCTACCATTGCGGTAGCTACATCATATTTCTCTTCAGGGATGTTTACATAATGATCTTCAAAAAGACTTCTCATTCCAACAAGGAATGATTCGGTCATCTCGGTCTTAAGACCTTGCTCAACTGCGAGTTGATTTTCCGAAATCCACTCTTCGGCAACATACTCAAGATATGCGTCAACTCTCTCAGTGAGTTCTTCCTTAATGGAAACAACTTCCTCTTCAAGAGTTGCTTCATATTGTGCCTTCAGTTCTTCTTGAATTCCGGCAACTTTTGCGTTGATAGCAGTTTCGAAAATGGTGCGTGCCTTTTCTTGGAACTCCTCAGAAAGTTCTTCACCAGCAAGCAGTGCTTCAACATCCTCTTCGATGTCATATTCAGCAACTACTTCCTCTTCTTCGGCGACCACTTCTTCTTCAGTAGTTTCTTCTTCGGCAACTACCTCTTCCTCAGTAGTCTCTTCTTCAGCAACTACTTCACCCTCAAATTCCTCTTCCTCTTTCATACCTTTAGGCATAGCTTCAGCAGGCTTAGCACCTCTGTTTACTACATCCTTAACGGATGAAATTGTAGGTTCTTTGAGTTTGGCAGAGTTGTCATCTACCTTATAGTTTTCTGGAGTAGGACCACCGAGATCTTCCCAATTGCCAGTTTGGCCAGGTGTCGAAACACCGGAAGCATTGCTTCCTGCTTTTGGCATTGATTCAGATGCAGCAGCGCCTTTGGTTACTACGTTTTCCATTTCTTGTAAATTGCTACCAACGGACATTTGATTTATAGATTTTTTGTATTAATCTATATTTATTTATAAATTAAAGATTTAACAGAAAATCATTAAACAGATTCAACTTATGCTCTTCAAGCATTCTTTGGTCTACGAGAGTATTAATTCTCTTTTGAGTTTTTTCTGCGAGTTGTTCACGAAGAATTCCTCCTTCCCAAACCCACTCTTTACCTTCCATAATTCCCTGAACAAAGGCATCAGGTGCAGAAGGATCGGCAACAATATCAGCAGCAGTTGCTAACATAAAGTCTTCACCAACAATTTTTGCACCACTACGATCTTCTCTTAATGAACCAACACCGCGTGAAGAAACTCCAAGCATTACACCTTCATCGAGAAGAGAAGATGCAATCTTACCCATAGGAGTATTAAGAATTTGTGCCTTACCTCTGAAATTGTTTCCCTCTGCTACAAGTGAAGTAATCTTATGAGAAACACGATCAAGATTTACTGTAGGTCCATCTGGATGTCCAAGTTCACCCAAAGCACGTCCTTTCTGAACAAAAGTTTCATTGTATCTCTTTACCTCACGGGAAAGAGTTTCCATAGGATACATTCTTCCATTACGATTCTTGATATTTCCTTGTAAGAAAACACCTTCAATGTATAACTTCTTATTGGCACCTTTACCTTCAGTAATAATTTGTACGTTTGAAATTTCTTCTGTGATGAGTTTCATTTTTCTTAGTTTGTGAATGCTATCTGAGAACCAAATACTGTACTAGCACTAACTGCTCCACCTGCCGCAAGTTCAGGTGTAATATTTGCTCCAATTTCTTTTTCAACAGAAAGTCTTTCTCCTCCTGCCATATGAATTTCATAAGGATCACTCGATCCTGCAATAATTACTTTTATTGCAGCAGTATTTGTATTAATGATTGATACTAATCTTGCATTATCTAAATCGTCAGCCTCTGTAGGGACACTAAGATCTTTACCAAGACTTACTGGTTTTACATTCATTATTCTTGTTCCTCTGGTTGATGATCATCAAACATGGATGCTCCAACAGTTGGTCTGATATTATCAATACGTTCTGCTGCTTTTGCATATAAAACGTCTTTGATCCTGTCACTGATATCAGATGCAGAAGAATCTGCTCCGATTAAATTTACAATTTCTTCCATGAAAATTTAATATATCTATATTTGTTATTTATATCTCGGCAGCTTTACCATCAGCATCAACAATTCCACCATTTACTTCTGGTTCCATCGGAACATCTCCCAACATTCCCTGCTCTCCTTCTTGGGGTAATGGTTCTCCTGTAATAGGATCTACTGAACTTGGATCTGGAATAATTCCATCTTTAATTTCTTGTTCAATCTGATCATCCATCTCAATCATTTCAGCATCTGTCTGACGAAGAACCTTTCTACGTACCCATTCGGTGGAATAATACTTTCCAATATAAGGTTCAATCGTTGCAAGAACACCAAGACGTTCATTCAACATTTCAGTTTCTTTGAGTTCTGCAAACTGATTATCATATAAGAAATCATATTGAATGTGATCACTGATTCTTTCCCAATCTTCTGGTGATACAATATTTTTGAGAATGAGTTGAGTTTTCAACATGTCATTAAACATTTGAGCAAATCTCTTTCTCAAACGACCAACAAACTTGGCAAACTTAAGTTCATCTCTTAAAATTTCGGAAGAACGTCCGAGATTGAAACCTCCATCTGCAGCAATTCTTGATTCAGGAACTCCAAGTGCTCTATAAAGTTTCTTTTGGAAATATTCAATATCAGCAAGTTCTCCGAGATTTTGTCCACCCGGAAGTGTTGAGATTTCAGTTCCTCTACCACCTTCTCTTCTTGGAAGCCAAAAATCTTCCATCATACTCATAAATTTTCTATCATCACGAACTTCACCAGTATTTGCATCATATACTAGTTTATTGCGATATCGCATCATAACATCACGTAGATATTGTTCTGCCTTTACTTTAGGAAGGTTGCCAACATCGATGTAAAAAATACGACGTTCTGGTGCTCTAGACAATCTGTAAATAACCAAAGAATCCTCAATCATACGAAGTTGATTGAGTGCCTTGATTGCTTTATGTAGATAAGAAAGAACGGAACCCTTATTTCTATCTACAAGACCTGAAGTGCAATATGTAATTGCATCTTTTGCAATTTTTGTGCCCTTATTACCCCCACTAGATAAATTGCCTGTCGGATAGTTGGGTTTTTGTGTGTAAATAAAATACTCTTCAATTTCAGGAGCAATTCCGTTAGTTGTTTCATTACGTCCAGGAATATTTGGACCTATAATATTTTTGTCCCTCTTTTTTTCTTGACGAACAAATTTCATTTTCATTGGATCAATATACCTCAGTTCTTTAATTCCTTCCTGAGGTTTTTTTAGATCAATTACTTTATGATAATAGATTCTGCCATCAATATACCAATTTCTGAATATTTCGTGTGACTTATTATCAAAATCTAATATTTCTTTAATATATTTAAATTCATCTCTAATTGCTTTTTTTAACTTGTCTGTTGCATTTAAATTAGACAATTCAATTTCTACTGGAGAATCGTAAAGGTCACTTACGATTGCTTCATTAACAACATCTTCAATTGCTCCATCACACTCTGGATGGAGAGACATTTCTCTATATCTTCTTATTAAATCAAATTCTGTTCTATATTGACCTTCAATATCTACATACGAACCATAAAATCCACTACTAATATAATTGTCAACCCCGTCCTCATTATTTTGAGGAACGGGGGAAACTATATCTTTGGATTTTTTTTCTGTATCCTCAATAGAAAAACCGAAAAGTTTTGCCATAGTATAAACTGACTAGACTGTTATTTTACTATTTAGCTAATGTTTTCACCACCAGCATCGGAAGTTCTTCCCTTATATGCTTCCCAGTAATGAACTTGCATTTCTACTGTAAACTCTTGAATAGTATCAGTAGTTTCATAGCTCAAATCAATAGAAGAGATATTTGTTGGGAAAACATCCTTAAATACATAACTTCTAAGAGTTTCTCCAGTACGATCAAGTTGATGTACTTTAGCATCTACTTGATAATTTGCAGGATCAGTTTCTCCAGTTCCATTATCGAGTTTGTTAATGTAGTTCATCCACTTTTCAAAAGCAGATCTAATATTGAAAGATGTGTCATTGAGAACTGTAATAGTCCAGGTCTCAAATGTTCTGTCACCAGCAATTTTTAAAATTCTTCCTCTGAAAGGAACGTCAATTGGTGCTACTGTTGATGCTGGAAGTGCTGCTGCCTTTACCAAAAACCTTGCATTTTCAATAACTTCATTTTCAGATTGAACTTCAACCCCCGAAGGGAAAGTTAATTCCACTTCGAAGAGGTTGGGTCTTGCTCCACCACCTTTTAATTTGCTTTTAAAATCACTGATGGTTCTTAATGGTAAAGTATTTACTTGTTGACGATTTGCCATTGTTTCTTAAACCTCTGAATTAAACGTTACCGATAACTTCTTCAAATGAAACACCAGTTCTGGTGGCAACAAACGTAAGACCAATGAAGTTGATAGATCTTGCGGGTTTGATATAGATATCTGCCACAAACTCATTATTATCTATAACTGCAGCAGTGTTATTTGTCTCATCACAAACAACAACAAAGTCAAAAATACCTCTCTTTGCTTGAACATCACGAAGGAAAGGTTCTACAATATTTACAAAGTTTGTTCTTGTAATTTCGTCATTAAACTCAAAGAGTTGATCTTTGGCAGCAGCAGAAATTGCATCTTCCAAATAGATAAACAATCTACGAACATTGATACGATCAAATGCCGATGACTTGCCATATCCAGTTTTATCACCAAAGAGAACAATGCCTGCACCAGGTGAGAAGATAACTGGATTAATTCTATTGGAATATAATCTATCTCTCTGTGCCTTATTGGGTGTATATGCAAGTTTAACTGCGTTCAGAATTCCTCCTCTATTTGTTCCAGCAGGTGAGAACCAGGGGAAGTTATTTGCATCATTTCTTGCACAAAGACCGGCAATATCTCCATTCAGAGGAACATATCTGAAGGTATTTGCAAATCTATCAAACATATACTTATATCCACTATCAAAAATTGCATAAGTGGATGAAGTAATGGGAGCATAGAAACTGAGAACATTCTCAGTAATATCTGCATCAGATCTAATAGTTACTTCCCTATCAGTTGGGTTATCAGCAATCGCAGCAGCTCTATATGGTGAGATAAATGCGATTGCATCTTGTCTTGCCTCGGCAACTGCAATACATTTCTTTGCAAGTGCTTGTGCTTCATATTTACCATATCCAGCAGATCCCATTAGAATGAAATCTACATCATACTTCTCAGTATTTTCAAATAATCCATATCCAGTTACTAATCCATCTAAACCAGAAGTTAGGGTACCAGGTGTAGAAAGTTTAGTCTTACCTCCATAGCTTGCACCTTTTTCAAACTTCCCATTATAATTTCCAGTTGCTGCAAAAATAATACCTTCTGCATTTTGATCCCAACCTACATCACTTGCTGGAGTATATCCAGAACTAAATCCTGTGGTTACGATACCTACAGGTGCTGATCCACCAAAGATGTATTGTGAACCAACTTCAATATACTTTCTCCAGTATGAAGGAGAACCTAAAGAATACTCTGCATCTTTTGCTTTTGATAATCCAAGATGCTTCTCAAGAACTGTTCCAGAGTTTCCGGTAACTGTCCCTTCACCATCAACAACTACAACATGAACTTCATCAAATCTAGATCCTCTTGCTGCTGCATACTCCGAAGTTCCTGGACGATCTGCAATTTCATTCCACTTAATTTTAGATGATGAAGTTAATGTAAGTTCTTGTTGATCAAACCAGTCAATAGCAGCCGTTGGAGTCTGTATTGATGATTCTCCATCAAGAAATGTGGTAACAGATACAAACTCAGATCCAACTTTTAAGAATCCACCAGCATTAACTCTATCAGTTCCAAGACCAGCTGCAGTTGTTGTTAATCCAACATTTGTTGAAGTCTGAGTAATGTCTGAAGTAAGAGTTGCAATACCGGCAGTTTTTGTGACAAATTTAACTGGGGCACCATCAGAGTGCTCCACATCAGATGTTCCTTCCTGACCTCTAGTTACTCCAGTGATTTGACCAACACCAATAGAAGCACCACTGAGAGAAATAATTTCATTTCCAATAACTAAAAACTTCCCTGATCCTACTTCTAAATTTGCGGTAGCAATACCAACAGTTGTAGAACCACTGAGTAAAGGAGTTCCACCAACCTGATCGAGAGTTGGTGTTGATTCTAGAAAATATGCATCTATAGAGTCTCCAGAAGATGCTGTTGCAGCAGTGCTACCTAATGCTCCTCTAGTAACATTTGCTGATGTTGATCCTGCACCAGCTCCAACAAAAGTAGTTACCTCTCCAGCAGAAAATGCGTAATTTCCACTATATTGATAATCTGTAGATGTTTCAGTTCCAGCAGAAGATACATGAGATACAAATTTTACATCAATAGTATCAGTACCAACTCCTGTAATAATTCCTTTAAAGTATCCATCTAAGGTAGATGTATTTCCTGCTCCTGCAATAACTGTTCCTGCAGGAACAGATTGAGAAACTCCAAGACCAACACTTAATCCAGTAGTAGAACCAACACTAAGTATTTGATCTGCCTTAGCATCAATAATACCAACTCTCAATCCATTTGCCCATAAACCAGGATTTCTTGCGGCAACTACTACATCAGTAATCGTATTTTCATCATATCCAAGTTCTTCATAATGATCTAAACTTTTGATTTTAATGCTAGCAGCAGCACCAACCATTGCATTTATAAGACCATCATCATCTGCTCTTACAACACTAAGTGATCCACCATATGCTAAGAAAGAAGAAGCAGTGAGCCAGTGCTCATAGTGCTTATCTGTTCCGTATGGTCTTCCGAAGACTTCTAGTAAGTCCTTTTCGCTCCCGACTATTGTAGGAACTTCTACAGGACCTTGTGCGAAAGGTGAAACAATCGCACCAATGCTAGCAGAAGTTGGATCAACTCTGCCTACAGTTAGGTCTACTTCCCTTACTACAATACCAGGAGATGCTAAATTTAGTGGCATCTTGTTTTTCCCTCGCAGCCAAATTTATCTAAAAATATTTATGAAAAGGGGTATTTCTAATGGGGAAACAGTGCGTGAATATTTACCAATCAGGATATTCCCAATTAGATTGATATTTTTTTCCTTTTTTTACTCTCTCTATAGTACACTCCTTACATTCATAAGAATATGCTGATGGTAAAGTCTTTCTATCTTTTCTTGTGAGATAGTAATCTTCTATAAGATTTTTAACTCTTCCACAAACTCTACACTTACGATCAAAAAATAATAAATGTTCTAGTTCTATCTCATCATCAAAAGACATTACATATAATCCCACATATATGAACGATCTCCATACTCATCAGTATGCCATCTATCCCCATTCGCATCTACAAAACTTTCTCCACTATCTAAACCATCGGAAATAAATCCAAAAGGTGCCATATCCTGCTCAATTTGATTTTTTTGTTCTTCATAAATTCTTTTTCGGACATCATTTTCTGTCATCTCCTTAAAATAATCTTGTGCAACTAACCAAGAGAATATTACAAGACACATTGCAAGGTCATCATTGCATCCTTCTTCTGCTTCAAACGAATTTCCTTTTTGAGCAAAAGTTGTCAACTCTGATATGATTTCATAGTCGGATGCAATTAATTTATCGTCCTCAATAAGTGTCTTTAAATTGGAACATCCCAATTTTTTAACAGAAGATGTTGTCCTAACTCCAAGTTGAGATTTCTTTCCACTAAATCCAGATCCAACAACTTGTCCATTTCTTCCCCTCATAGCACACATAAGAATATTTTCATATTCCAAATCATACTGAAGAATACTTGCTACTTGATCTCCAATATCATTCACCTCAATCAATAACCAAGATTGATTATATGCCTTTGCTACATCCAAAATAATATTTGGAAATAACATTGGTTTAACTTCATTATTGCGATATTTGCCTACAACTTTATAAGGAAATTCTGTAATATCAAAAATAATAAATGCAGAATAATCATTACCCAATCCACGAGCAACGTCTACAGTAATCAGATAATTGTGCTCTTGTTTTGGTTCTTCGTAAATATCCAACCCTGCATTCTTTTTAATAGGATCTTCATAAACCAACATCTTAAGTTTTGCTGGATTAATGAGAGTATTGACCGATCCTAAGAACTCACACTCAAACTCAACCTTAAACTGCTGCTCAGAAGTGTTTGCAATCGTTTGCTCCTTCCAAACAATATCTCTACCAGGAACTTCAGACCAATGTACTTCTGTTGGAATATATTCATTCTTACCTTTTTCTGCATCATGCCACATACGGTAGAAGTGGTTCATACCATGAGGGGTAGATACAATAATTACTTTCGTGTTTTTGCCAGAAGTAATAGTAGGATAAACAGATGCAAAGAACGAGTCTGCAACATGGTTTGGTACGAAAGCGAATTCGTCGAGGAAGAGGATATTAAACGACATGCCTCGGACAGCACTCGCAGATGTAGAAGCTGCCAATATCTTACTGCCATTTTCTAATTCGATTGAACCTTTATTCCAGGATATAATACCCTGCTGCATCCATTTAGGCAAGTTTTCATAGGCAGTTGCCAATCTTCCTAATAACTCTCTTGCAGTTGCTGCCTTGTTTGCCAGAATGCCAATATTAACACTATCATTAAAAATAAGATAGTGGAGTAGATAAGATACGACAGTTGTAGATTTGCCCGTCTGTCTTGGCATCTTACAGATATTGAATCTATTATTATGGAAATTTTGAATTAATTTTTGTTGAAAGTGATATGGACTAAACTGAGTTAATCCTTCATCAAGAGAAACAATCTTAACATAATTTTTTGCAAAATATATTGGATCTTCTCTACATTTAATGAATTCAATAACTTGCTCTTCAGTAAACTGAATAGAAGTATTTGCCTTTTTTAATAATGGATTGCCAAGATAAACTTCACTCATAACAAAACTCCTTTTTAATCTTCAACAAATGTCACAGAACAATCTGCTTTTTGTAAATTAGAGTCAGATGAAATTGCCATAGTCAATGTTCTCCGTGGTGGTAAAACGATTCTCAGTGCATCAAGATCGATTGTTTCTGGAGCACCTGATGTAACGCAAAATACTGCTATTGGTTGTTGTGATGAGGTAATTGTGGTATCAGTTCTTGAGAATGAGGAAGCTTGTCCAAGTGGTGTATAATCTAAAGGATCGACAGTTGGAACATCAACATACAAGTAAATAAAACAAGGAGCAGTTGATGATGCTGTGGTTAGAGCACTAATCTTTTTGATGATAAGTTCTCTAGAATTGATTTTATTATTTACTATCATACCACCTTTGATAGTCAGTAGATGGTATTTGACTCCAGTAGTATTCATTCCACCACTCTTTGTCCTAAATGCCGCAAGTGGAAGAGTTGTAGTGTTAATAACACCTTCAATAGCACCCATCATCGATGCACCAGATACTGTTACTCCAGCACCAGTATTTCCATCCAGATTAGCGGCAACATATCCAAT